AAAAAAAAAAAAAAAAAAAAAAAAAAAAAAAAAAACACCACACCACCGAGAAGGGGGCGGGGCACCACAGCCTGTCATTGACAAGCAAACTTATACACCACAATATACTACTTCTTTCGTAGTCTGTATATCATCCGACCAACAATAACAAGCGCAAATACTATAATAACACCTAGTGCCCAACCACCAAGCTCCATTTTGATTGATTGCCAGCGAGTCAGTCGTTTTTCAACCGGATACGGAACATCAATAGAATCGGTTCGAAGCACCGTATCAACCTTGTTTATAGTCAGATACCGATACAAATACTTATATTTTTCCTTGTAGACAGTATCTCCCTTAACAATCAGAAATACACTGTCATGCTGATAAATACTATCAAAACGAATGCTATCGCGAGTCTTATACTCTGTTCTCACCGTTTCAACCGGAATGTATTGAGTACGACAGGACGACAAGCATATTGCTGACGCTAGCAATATGATAAACAAGTAGATTAAACATTTCATGGTCGAATGACTGTATTGCGCAAGAAGTTGGTAAATTCACTCCGGACATCAAAACATGGACACGCCTTGATGTATTCTGCTGGCTCAACTTCACCGGATCCGTCCAAATCAGGAGATGTATCACGATGTCCCAAAAGCTCGACTATAGGATACTCCTTACAAAGCTTCGCAACCAGTTCACGCAAAGCTACCTTTTGTTTTGGAGTACGAGTATCAGCAGGCTTTCCACTTGCATCCAAGCCTCCAATATAGCAAATACCAATCGAATGCTTATTGTAAGATGATTCACTAAATCCTTTCGTATTACAATGTGCACCGTCAATAGAAAGCGGACGGCCGTTTTCTACAGTACCATCAAGATCGATAACAAAGTTATAGCCGATCTGATTAAATCCTCTCTGCTTGTGCATACGATCTATATCTTTCGCACGCAGGTCTTGCCCGATACGTGTAGCCGAGCAATGAATGATAATAGCATCAATTTTCTTCATTTTACTGTCCATTTTTTATATTAAAAGTCACTGGGTGGTTCACGTTCCGGACATCTTCTGACATCACATCTCCGAAATTCTGCTTCTTTCAATTTCAATTCAACTTCGTGCCGCTTATGGATTTCGTCTAATAAAGTGGACTGAGTTTCCCGAAGCTCGACATAAAGCGCATCTATCTTTATGTCCCGTTGTGAAATACGATCTTCAAGCCATTTAACTTGTTTCCGTTCATTTTCATCTTCCATACCATTCGCCGAAGCATCTTCTTTTCGAAGCTCAACCTTTCGATTCATCCACCATTTAACAAGTTGCTTTATTCCTTCAACACCTCCTAAAGCTGTTGCTAAAACTACCCAATCATTAAACTCCATATTATTCCCGATTTATTAGTGTCTTTAAATTAAAGATATCACTCCCCTCTCTCTCAAACATCAGCGTCCACCCCACTGAAGAAAATTCTTTCGCCACAAATGGCTTTATCTGACAAGAAAGGGATAACTCTTTCAGCCAAGGAGTACGCGCCTGATCTGATAACATAATCGCTCGTAGCTGCTGCATCATGGCGAGAGTACATCTCGATTGTATTGCTTCCTCTATCAAGTCCATTTCAGCGGATTTCGCCGCGATAGTAACAGCCATTTGCACTTCATCCTCGATATTATTCTTCTGATCGCGCTTAGACATAATATCACCAATTTCCACAAATAAGTATGTTCCGGCGAGAATGCTATCAACACGCTGCTTAACCGAATCGAAACTCTGACCGAAGATATAATAGTCTAATCCGGTAATCCGGGAGTGATCAGGCATTTTTTTAATTTCTTCCTGAAGAATCGCATATTCAAGAAGTTCACTTCTTCCTTTTGAGAAGATCTCAAGCACCTTATTGTGATCCGGAAACTGAGCATAATATTTTAGAATCTCGAAAATCATACTATCTGTTTTATTAATGAAATTGGTAATCCAGTATTCTTTGCTATATCCACATGCTTTACGTCAGCATAATGCATGCTCTTTACCGTTTCTATGAGCTTCTTACGAAGTATAGAAAGGTATTTAATAATATTCATCTGTTCAACCGCAGAGATATCACCATACCCATCACTACTAAGATTGTAGAGAGACTCAAGAGGGCCGGTCGTTATAGGGCTAGGTTTCTCATGTTCACCGGCTACTAATACCCAAAACTCAGTTTTAGTAAACAGAAAATTGACAAACGAGGAAAAGTTAAACGCAATACTCTGCAAAGTAACTAATGACAAGCGTTCAAATGACTTAGCTAATGCATGTGCCGACTCCGAATCATATTTTCCTGGATGATATAAAATAGCCGCAAGAAGTGGCAGCATTGTACCATCACATCCCAGCATAGAACGGGCTTCGACAAACTGTAAAGCTGTCAGAGAGCACGTTAATTGACCAAAGCCAGTATCAACAACATACCCTTTATACATCTGCCCATGAATGCTAACGAATGGAAGCAGCTGTGCACAGAAACAGCTATTCAAAGTAAATTTATAATCCAGCTTAGACAGATAACGGGCAATTGGCATCTTCAGTCTCTCCGGAGGAGTTTTCTTCGCCTTGGCAAACTCATCCTTTGACAAGTCCTGAAGCGCAGCATCATGATCCGGATACAAAATACGGAAAATAAAGTCTACCTGTTCGCCTAACCATGCTAAATTAGACATCGTATCTTCATCTTTAAAATGCGCTAATCGATGCGATTCCCATCCCATCACTCGACAGACATGTTTTATCTGTAGCATAGCCGGTGACAGCTTGCCAGAAGTAACAAGGTTCATATCGGCCATAATCCCTTCAAACAATTCCGGGGTAAGCTCCTCCCAGGAATTTGGAATTTTATATTTCTTCTGATGTACACAAAACTCTATCATGGCATCAATTGTATCTTGTCTTCAGGCAGATTAAAGGATGTTTCCGTCTCTATATCGGTATCCTCAGAGTCAGTCAACAATAAGTCTACATCTTTGATCAGGCTATTCGCCTGTTCCCGTAACTCGGCAGACAAGCTCAATAACCGTTGCTGCTCTTGAGTACCATATCGCATAACCTTTGAATCAATAAAGAGATTCCGGATCGTTGACGGAAACTCTAAAATGTCGAACCTAGTTAAAGCAACAGATACAACCATCTTTGCTAATGCCCGATTAATCAATGGCAAAACCGAAGGTTTATTCTTTGCACGATCCACATATCCGGATAAAATTTCTTCTAAGACCTCTACTTGGATTGGTATACAGCGGAAAAAGAAGAGATATGACAGATCGATACAATACAATAAATCAAAATCTTCCGTTGTCTTGATCTGCAATTTTTCAAGCATACGATAATACCTGGTTTCATCCCACCCTAAATCCTCTGAGGCATTCAGAAGAGAAATTATAGAATCCATTGCATTATAGTAATTTTCGTAATAAGCCCTCCGGAGAGCTTCCTGCTCATACTTGTAGATTTCGATATTCGCCTTGCGTTTACGAACTACATCAAAAACAGTATCATTTGCCATAGTGAGATTAGCAAGTGCCGTCCGAAGATGATCGTAAAGCTTATCTTCTTTTTTCTCAAGAATCTTCTCATACACAGGAACGCTTATAATGTTAGCAATCCGCTTATAGGCAGTAACGGCATGGCTATTGAGTGATGATAAATTGGTATTAGCATCAATGCCAGGAACAAATTCCGCAAATCCGGAAATATCGGAAAACAAATCTTTCAGTATCATGATTGCTGTTTATTTAGTCGTTCATCAGGAGTTACTTCTTCTTGCCGGCTGGGAGTCTCCCGATAAAATCCGAAGCGATATCCTTGTCTATATAGTTCCGGAAAGTTTATCTGAATAGCCATATTGAAAGGCTCAGAGCATATTTCATCATCCGGAGTTAGTGACATCAGGTATATCAGATAATTGTAGTATACATCAGCTCCTGACTTCGATATGACGCCATCTTTTGACACGGATGAAATGGAGGAGTCGAGTCCGACCGATGACAAGAGGACTTCGTCAGCACGTTTATCGTAGGTAATAAGAGCATCAATATACTCTTTGTATTTCAGGTCCAAAACCTCAAACTTCCAACGCTGTTCCTCACTAGTCCCTGTTTTAAAACTCATGGTAGCATAAGCTTTTCCTTGATTGTCCGCTCCAGACAGATACTCACTAATATTACGAAGTTCCTGTTTGAGATATTTTAGAAAGTAAGATTCTTTAAATGCAGTCCCAATCTCCATACCATTATATGTCAGAAGAGGTTCATTTTTACTTTTCCGTTCCTTATTCTCATTACATATCTTTGTTATCTGAGCACGTTTAGATTCAGCCCATGCATTTGGAATTATAATATGAATCTTAGCAGCCAAAGAGTTTTTAAGGAATGAGTTTATGTAATTCGCAGTGTCATTCGATCCCTTGATGTATGCCTTAGTCCCTTCATGTGTTTCATTTACTCCGTAAAACTCACTAACAGACTTCTCACGATGATGTGAAATTGCAGCATACTTTATGTTTCGGATATCCTTTATCGCCATGCGTGGATAAAACAGATATTTAGAAACTCCATAGCTCCAACGCCCTACTGCGATATGAGTAAAGTCCTTATAATTGATCAATTCCGTGATTACATCCTTTTTCTGAGTAGCTAATCGACAACGCCTGTTTTCCATCAATTCAAGTCCTGCAACCGGACGCTGTTCACCAATACGATTGCCTAGCGTCATACGCCATTTTACAAAGTAATCCCGGAAATAATAGTAGTTCTTTATATTCCCTTTTGCTACCTCTTTATAATCAGACTCCAGTCCCCGGTCTTTCCATGATTCAAGCCATGCTGTTATTTCAGGACAGTCTATCCACTCTTTAACAAGCTTCCCATCCTTTATACTTTTGATATATATAGCCGGACCTAAGCCATAGAGCATATTAACTTGTTTTGTAATCAATCGAGGCAATAAACGATTCTTCTTGATATCTGCTTCGACTTCTTCACACTTCATGTTATTCGCTCCGCGTGAGCACACGTTGAACCCTCCTATCGACTGCCAGTTGTAGTCTGCAGGAAGAATAATATTTGAATTAATGAAACCCGGATCCTTTAATCCTGCGGTTGGATTAGTTCCTAATTGAAAGGAAATTATATTGCTGTCGTCAATATAGCATCCATAATTTCCCATCATCTCTACACTATCACTCATAACCAGTCTATTTTATGCAATTTATACCCATCTTGTGGAAACCCCATGTAGCGAATAAGTATCCGATAACACATCTTAGGGTCAGCATTCTCATCGTTAAAGAGAAAGAAGTTCTCACTATCAATACTGAAACGTTCTTTCGGGAGCTGTGTCCGGAACGTACACCTTTCCTTCACTACTAACCTCTCAGAAGCCTCCCCCTTCTGCCTTGAATAAGGAAAGAAGGCAATGGTGAAGCACCCATTTGGCAGTTTTGATATTTCTTTTGCCCACTGAAGGGCTACTATGCCTGACATCGTCGTTTCCATGACCGAAATTACCGTTTTTGCTCCCCTCCTAAAAGGACGTCCCCGGGTATGTGTCATATTTCCTTACAAAAGGTCGATTTTGCACCTCAATCGGCTTTCTCAGCGGTGCGTGGAGAATTCCGTCTTTCGTTTTTTTCTATTTTTATTTTCAAAAAGTCTTTTGACTGACAGCCTGTGATTTAGCTATAAAAACGATGTCAACAGGATAGTATTATACCAGATTTACACACAATGATATCACCTTAACCAGTACACTATAGCCCTATATTGTCAGGTAAATCATCCGGGATATTACTTAATTCTCCTTGTATTCTATCACCATATAATCCAAAAAGCAGGTAGATAAGTGCAGAAGGAAGCTGTGTTGTCAGTCCTGCCTGATGTTTAAGAGGAACTTTCACCTCCGACGACTTATCCAACTCAACACGACCATCTGTTTTCTTCAATGGAGAAAGAGGAATAGCACTACAAAGATTCGGGCATTCATTCTCATCTATTCGACACACCGGCAGTGCGTTACTCCGTTCACCGAATAATAGTAATAGAAGCTTAAATTGTTGCCAATGATAAATAGTAGATTGTCCTTCGTTCATGAGCTCAACAGAAAAGCCATAACTTTCCAGTTCCCTTTTCAATATACGTGCATCAGAAGTTATTTTCTCAAGATCCTCACGACGTTTATTCGCTGCCCGGTCATGGTAAAGTACAATCTGTTTATTAATCGCGTCAGCTCCGAAAAACTCAAAGATTTGCTTTGCCAGTTCCGGTTGTTCCGCCGGATAATAGCAAGTGAATTCTTTTATAACCCGGAGTTCATGCCCATAATCTTTCTCTTGAGCAGCAACAATACTGGAGAAGTGTCCTGGGTCGTATCCTAAAAATATCTTATCACGTTTATCGTAATACTTCAGATACCTAGATGTTAAAACAAAGTGTTCCCGCAAATCCAGTTTCAGTATTGATTCATAACGATATCCATCAGAGAACTGGTGCTTATCCTTTCGATAGTTCGCAAAGAATTTATTAACGACCTCTTTCTTCCTGATTGCACAAATAGAAGTTAAGAATTCATCTATATCAAGCGATTCAAGCTGCGTTCGAAAGAACTTGGGGCCTAAGATATCCTTATTAGAAAAAGAAGAAGCCCGAATATAGTAGCTCGCATTCCTACGCATATCTGCCAAGCGTGGTTCCCAAGTGGCTATTATTCGTTTTGCCTTTTCTGTTTCCAAGCGAAGAGATTCGATTATCACAGGATTCTTTTCCTCTTTCATTCGATGATTATTTCTGTATATTTTGTACAGAGCAGCTTGGTAATACAAAGAAGCGGATACTATCTCATTGATAAGCTCCTGATTAACGTTATTCTCATATTCTTCATACCAGTTATCTTCACCTAAATCGAGACGCGCCGTATCAGATACCCCCGTTATTCCCTGATAATAAGGCGACATGCGGATAGCTGCAGAAGAGCCACGCAGGGAAGGGAATAATCGTGTCTTTAGCTTCTCACCCTTATTATGCTTCATTTCCTCAATGAAAGCATGTACACCACTTCTACCGGCAACAGACTCCGGCTGATCAGAACTCACCATCTGAAGATGATGTCCATTCCTAAATAATATGCTGTGCTTTGGATATGCAATCGGATATTGAGGCTTTTTAAAATGAGAGGGTATTTTACTTTCTCCCACGATATAATCAATTCCATACTCAAGCATGGAGCGCCGGCCATCGCCAACCGGTCTAGAAAAATATGCCTGAATATTTGGCCATACGTTTGTCATGAGAGCTACGTATGTCTTATGTACCAAGAAGGAAAGTTCTGCCGGCATATCATTGGCGACACGGATAATACGTGGTCCCATCACACCTTCAGTCTTACCTGTTGCACGACCGGCTTCTACAATGAGTACATTCGGATCAATAACATTTGCCCGAATCTGCATCGCATTCATGTAGTATTCCTCAAATGATGCAGTTAAGTCAAAAGTCGTAGAACCTACACTAAGCGATTGTGTAGACTGTGAATATAGTTCGATACCCATATACTATTCCCCAGTCTCTTCAGGTTCTACAATTTCGGCCTCCTGAATATCAGCATCACGCAACAAACGCTTCTTATCCCCTTTTTCAATAGGAAGAGAATCAATAAGATTGATATAAAACCCTTCATTATTTTTTCGTGCTATCTCCTTAATTGATTTCTTCTGGAAACCTAATTCTTCCGGAGTAAGATTCGGGGATATCAAGAATACAATGCCAAGGTCACGATCCGCTTCGGCAATTTCTGAAGCTCTACGCCGGCATTCCAAAGCAGCATTGTAACATTTCTCCTGAGTCTTATAATCTCCTCGCACAGCGCACAATTTCGCCAGATCCTCATATTTATCTGCATAATTAGATTCCCAGACTTTGATAGATACATTATTATCGATATTAAAGTAGTTTATAGCAGCGTAGATACGAGCCTTACAGGTTCGCTCATCAATATTAATTTGCTGGGTAGCATTAATCCGTTGCCGCAACATCTTTGCCGCACGTGTGATGTTTCGCTCGTATTCAAAGATCTCTGCTGCCCACTGAAGTTGCTTTAAAAATTTCTGTATATCCTCCGGAATACCTGAACAACGCCCAGTCGTCAGGAACTCCGAAATTAGATCGGGATGTATTTTATCAAGGGTGTCTAATTGCGTCATACTCCAAATAGTTGTTTTCGAAGGTCTAGTTCAATACGTTGATTCTTTCGCTCTTCCAAAGTATTAATGGCTTCGATATCACCGGCTTCAGCTTTCTTCGCCAATTCTGCATCAATATTATATTCACCTAACGCACGGCCATTATTATAGGAATCATAATATACGTCTCCCGGCAAAGTGATCCGGACGATCAAAGCCAATTTTTCTTTTCCACGTAGTCCTAATAGACTGCAAATGCGTTGCGGAGTGTATCCAAGTGCACCAAATGTGTGTACTTGCGATACATATTCCTCACCAATTAGAATAGCTTTATCCACATCAGATGTGGGAAGTAATACATCTTTCATACTGATTTCATTTTAGAATCTTCTAGTACTGATTTAAATAAAGCCTCTCTGTCACGGAACCGGCGAAGATGTTCTTTATCCTGCGACCGTTTATCTTTACGATCAGATCGCTTAAGAAAGGATTCGTATCTGCGAATGTTATCGGAACAATTTTTATATCGCCGCAAGAATTCTAACGGATCTGATACACATAAGCGTTGTAACTCTGCTCTCTCCGACCGATGAACAATAAGCGGATGTTTATACCGGAATATCGCAGTGTCGTTATACGTTTGCAGCTCGGAGAATGCCAGTAAGTTTCGGATCCGTAGTTCAGCCATATCGATGACTGCACGCTTGGTCGGTTTCTTATCTAGTAATTCATCGAGCTGCTTCATCTTTTTCCACGTGATCACACGATCATTATACAGGATGGTGGCTATTTGGACGTTTTCGTCTTCGAGGTTTTCCCAGTCGATTTGCGGGTACTCTTCGTGCTTTTGCTTTTTGGAGCTACCTTGGCAGGTTCTTTTTTTTTCTCTTCTTCCAAGGCTTGCTCTGCCTGTTCCGCACGGTCTTCAGCTTCTACTCTTGCCTCCTGCTCCGTTTCAAGTTCCTCCTTCAGCTCCTGATTCTCCTGTTCCAAGACTTCTGCCTGTTCCTCATTTTGAGCAATACGTTCTTCCGCTTCTTGCTTCTCTCTTTCACGAAGTTCCGTTTCGGCTTGTTTTTCATAGATTTCAGCATCAATCTCAAATGGATTCTTCTCTTCTTGTACTGAAGCAGCCATAGCTTCTGGCTGAGTATCCCCTCCTGATTGAACCTCTGCATTTTCTTCTTTAGCCTTTTCACATTCACGGCGATTCAGACGAATCTCATCCTTAGGCTTAAAGTCCAGCAACGTATATAGGATATCATTCGCATAACGCTGTGGGTTACGTGCAAACATCTTAAGTTTAGGATGTGCCGGAGCAGCCAACTGAAGCAGACTTAAATCCGCTTCGGCTGCTGCTGAATTACGTAACTCATTAAAATATTTGTTTTTCTCCTTAAATCCGTACATAACTTATGCTGTTTGAATTCGACTTCCTGAAACTTCAATAAGAGTAGAAGGATCCAAAACCCGGAAGGTAATAGAGGAACCAGCCTTCGCCGTCCAAGTAGCTCCATCTTCCAAAATAAACGTTGTACCATCAGCTATTGTAGCAGCCTTATCAGTACCCATACCGTTTAACGTAATAAATCGGCCTTTATCGTTATTTGTCAGTCCTGTTACTGTAGCAATAGCATACGTCTCGGACGAACCATCCGGAATCTGATAAGAGTTATTGGTTGCTTTGATGGATAAAGCTGTAGCGCCTGCTGTATGCACTTCTGCCGGAGCGCTTATAATATCGCCAACATATTTATAATACTGCATAACAGATGTACGTTCAAAGGTAAATGTTACATAGCGACCATCCTTGTCATTTTTAGCTTCATACGATTTTAAAATCATAGGCCTGTCATATTCACCCAAAATATACCATTGATCCTCTCCAATCTCTTTAAACAGAACGACAAACTTACCGCCCGCATGATCTTCGATAAAATTCAATAGTTGATCACGCATGCCTCCCATGATGATGACAAACTGATTGGTTCCGGACGTGGTTATATCACCTTTCTCGCCGTTGCCCACATAAGTGGGAATATCATGTGCCTCAAAGTATTTCATATATTCCCCGCCCAGCATCGGTATGGTTGCAACTTCACGATTGCCATTAGGCTTAGGAAATTTCACATCCGGATTGATTTGGTGAACATCGATCAGATAAACCTTATAGGCAATGTTAGAACCATGTGTCACTTTATCCGAGACGTCATCAACACTTCCAATTGCCATCATACCGGCTAAAGAGGTACCTGAAAATCCTGTCATACAAAACATTGAATGATCAGGATCTAGAAGCATACCAACAACAAAGACAAGAGCAAATAGAACTGCTAAAGACAAGAATAATCTCATCTGCATTTTGCGAGCATATTGATTTCCCTTTCGATAGGGATTACTGATTTTATTAGCTTTCATAAAATTTTAATTTTGTGATTAGAAAAAAAGGGTGGGCAGAACACCCACCCCTGAAAACAACCCTGTTTTATAATGAACAAAAAGCACTATCTTACACCAGGCAGATTAGGTTGCAAATCTGCATTCACAGTACGAGTTCCCCCAACACAACGCTCCAATTCACGGAAGTTGCCTTTACTGTTTAGAAGAACAAGGATATAATCACCTACCTTTGTCGGAGTATATTCCGCTGTAATATCTGCAAACTTACCAGCCTTAGAAATAGTAGAAGCATTAGTCACAGATCCGCACTCAATAAGATATGCAACACCTGCCTTCGCATTCGTGATATCCGTAATTGCAGTAGCTTTAGTATTTTCAACTGTGACTTGCCAGAACCCTGTTTTAGCATCAATGGTAGTAGCATCAGCTTCTACATCAACAGAAGGCTTATTCATGAAAATCTGCTGCCATTCATAGTTATTTGCAACTAGTTCTTTATGTGTCTTGAAGCGACGTCCCAGGAAAGCAGCAGCTGTACCTTCTTTCCAAGTTGACCAGCATTTCACCATTTCCATATCGTCTTTTGCTTTGAAAGCCATCATTTCACCAGGAATGTATTCCAAGAATTGAAGGTTACCCGGAATGTCCAGGAACATCAAGCAGCTTTGTCCGAGGTAGGGCAGCCACTTAATATGAAGCGATGTATCCGGTACAATATTCAAATAGCTGTCAGGCCCAGTGAAATCAAGGTCTTTACCATATTTAGCCCGGCAACCTTCTTTCCACCAAGTTTGGTGCAGACTATTGAGGTAAATAACATGTTGATCCAAATCCATGTCCTCTGTACAGTTTTCAATGATATCAGCAACAAATTCCTTCACTGCATCGACCATCGTTTCTTTGGTATATGCACGATATGCTTCGTCATCATGCAACAGAATCTTATTCTCATGGAAATAGCGGATCAGTGTATAAATGATACCAGTAGAAGCGTTCAAGAAATGAGAAGGAACACCCGATTCCGGAGTAGCATAAATACCACGAATACGACGCTTATTCTGTTCGACCTGGGCCGTTTCCAAAGAATTGACAATACAGTATTCAATCAAAGACCACTTGATCGGATCAGATCCTTCTTTATTGAGATAAGCGATGTACATTCGTTCCAATTTCTTCATTGGTCCAAACTTCATCTTAATCATCGCATCGTCAACATGTCCCATCTCGTTCTCAAGCTTCATGCCACCTTTCCAAACTTCACCTTCTTGCCAACCTTGAGAAACTTCATCGAAGAAAGTATTGAATACTAGGTCATGGTCCTGAATACCATAGCGAATCGGGAAGAACTGAGTTAAATCACGTGCTTTCAGAACATGAGCAATCAATGCATCCTGTCGACGAATAACATACTGATCTCCGACCTTTGCATCGTCTACACCAGAAAAATCAGTAGAAAACTCACCTGAAGCTAATTTTACCGGATCAAGCAAATGATTCTTATTCAGATATTCATAACGCCGGGCAAGAGATTTAGAGAAAGCAGCTACTTCCTGGAAGAAAGCTTTTTCCTCGCCTTCCTCTATCTTAGTAGAAGAGTAATCAGGATTTTCTGCAATCTTATTCCAACGTTTCGACATGTCAAACATCGGCACTTCAATGCCAAAAAGATGTTTTGCAGTAGTACCAGGACCATTGATTCTCATTGTAGTAACAGTTGTTGTGGCAGCTGCAGCGTTGTCTTCCGCAGTCTGATCTGCCATTGTTTTTACTAGCTTCTGTAATTCATCATTCTGTTTCGCAACGTTTTTAGCCAACTCAAGAATACCTTCGGGAGTAGCTTCTGATTGAACAGGGCCATTTTCTGAATTACCTGGGGCTTCGGATGTTTCAGCAGGAACGATACCGGCCAATAAGGATTGTAACTGGTTCATTTCTTCCTGGGACATCGGCGCGCCCATAAAGAGAAACCAGAGTGGCCACCATACCAGCAGCGCCGCCGGTATCAGCCAGAGCCATTGCCAGCGGTGCGGTTTGTGAACCCTACTCATCTTTCGCACAGTGGTCCCACCATTTCAATAATCCCAAAATCACAACCAACAACACCAGCGCAACCAACACGGCGGCAGCAGCAAGGCGCGGCAGGTCCAGACTTAAAAACCAGTTGTTGAACAAATGCTGCAACAGATAGATGCTCTGCTGCGGATAGCGTCCTGCCACCAGGTAGGCCTCGCGGAAAACCTTGAAGGCATTCAGCAGGCTCAAAATCAAGGTCAGGGCTAAAGTTGTCTGGAGCTCAGGCCAGGTGATATGCCAGAACTGCTGCCATGTCCCTGCACCATCGACGCGGGCTGCTTCATACTGATCGACCGGAATCGCTTCCAGCCCGGCCGTCCAAAGAATGCTTGTATACCCGCAATTTTTCCACAGATAGGTGCCGGTCAAAACCCAGAACGCTGTACCTGTCCCCATAAAATCTATAGGCTGCACCCCCAGGCAGGTCAACCAACCGTTGCACAACCCCTGCCGGGCAAACAAGGTTTGCCACAACAGCACAATGCTGGCCACAGGAATCGCAATAGGCAGCAAAAAGGTGGTTTTGAAGATGCGGGCAGCCCGTGTTTGCCGCAGCGGACGGCTGTGGAGCACGAGCGCCAGTACCAGGCTGCCTGAAAGAAGAATCGGCAGGCAAATCCCCAAAAAGCGCGCCGTATTGTGTACGGCCAATTGGAAGGCACCGTTTTGTATGACAGAGCGGTAATTACTCAAGCCGACCCAGACAGTTCCCATCGTGTCAAACAGACTGCGCCGTACCGTCTCAGCAAAGGGCAGCAAAATAAACAGAACAACGCCAGTCAAGCTGGGCAGCAGGAACAACCAGGCCGCACGAGTTTCCCGTTGGGTGGCCGTACAGCAGTTGCGGCCCCGGTTACTGTTGCTCTGCATAGTACAAGTCCGTTCGCTGCAGGATGTTGGCCACCGTCGTTTCCAAGTCCTGCGCGCCCGTATACAGTTGAGCCGCGTTCTCATAGACAAGTTCCCTCAAACTCAAATCCGTGTTCGACGGTGTGGTCAGTTGGGCCATCACGGCATCCAGATTCAATTCAGACGGCGTAGGGTTACCGTCGGTACCATCATAACGCTGGCTGACTTTGGCAAGTTGGACGCCTTGACGCACAAAGTAACCATTGAAACTGCCTCGGCCAGCCAGGTCTTCCGTTTCGCAATCCAACATGGTTCCAACAAACGCCACGCCGGCGTCTACCTGGTCAGATGTATTCAATACGCCCATTGTCATCACCGGTGTAAACACATCACCCGGCAAGGGGCGAATCAGAGCCGGGACGCTCCCGGTTTCGCTGACCATGTAGATATAGGTCAGCAGATAGTCGCTGGGGTTGCCTGCCGCGCAGTCAGCCGGATCCTGCGCCCGGCCATACCAGTTCATACTGACAGGAATATCCACAGCCAGGTGCTGGCCGTCATCCCCGCTGGCGGTATCCTCCCCGTCCCCAAAAAGCGGATCATATTCCGCGCTGATCTGCTGCGCATCAACAACCGCTTTGGTGACAGACAAAAACTCTCGCAGAGCATCCTCGTTCACACCTTCGCCTTCGACAGCAAAGATCGACGCGCTGGCCGCCGGGTATAACTCGCTGAACAGGTTGTAGTACCCATCATAATGAAAGTTTGATTTGACACACAGGAGATCCTGCAAATCGGTCAAATTTTGGGCCTCAGACAACCGTGCTTTGTTTTCCTCAGACTGGCAATAAACCAGGCTGGGGCGGAACAGCAGCGGCAGCGCCCAACAGCCGGATTCATCGGCATAGCAATGTACAATGTTTTCGTAGCAGTTGCTGGTATCGATATTGCTTAAATCTGCGAGGATTCCCTGACGAATGTAAGATTCTACGGGCAGACCGTCCAGCACAAGTACATCCGGTCCCTCACCGGCAAAGATCTCTACGTTGAGGGTGCGGATCACATCGTCCACTGTCATCCCATTGTCCAGACTGTCTTGACCATATTCCACAGTGACCGTCTGTTCCGGGTGTTCAGATGCGTATGTATTGACGGTCTCACGTAGCAAAAGGCTATCCTCCATGGCCCAAACCACCAGTTCGCCGCCGGACGCGACGGCCGCCTGGGTATCATACCGGTACCGGTATATTTGTGCCTGACCGCCGGCATTTACGCCACTGACCCAGTAATTTCCCTGTCCGTCCAACACGATCTGCTGTACGATGAAGGAACTGCTGGCAAGCGCAAAACTGCGGTTATCGGCCAGATTTTGCTGTAAAGTACCACTCAGGGCAATTTGATGGATACCGTTGCTGTCTGCCCAAATCAGGCAGTTTTGTTGGATCGCGGCAGCGCTGGCCCGCGCCAAAGGCTCTGCCAACGGCAAGCTGTATTGTTGCAATACACTGCCATTCGTGGCATCGAGCACAGACAAGCTGGTGCTTCCGGCCGCAAACGTATAGATGGAACCCTCTGCATAAAAGGCCGGGCTGCCATAGAAACCGGGCGTCACGGTCGTGGCCTGCCGGGTGGCAGGATCGACCAGCACAAAGACGGTGGTTTCCCCGACTTGAGCGGTCAAAAATATCTTTCCGTCTGCTGCAAGTC